ATTTCTGAAATGGGAATGACTGAAAAGAATTTTAAGGGAGTAGATAAAAAGAAATTGCAAGCCGCACTTGCCTCAAAGAAAAAAATTATTGACAATAACGAAACTGTAAAAAAATGAAAAAGCATACCGACTTCCAAGACAAAAAAAGTTTCTTTGCTTACCTTAAAAAAAATAAGGACGAAATTATTTTGCTGAAAAAGTCCTCCCGCAAATTCACGGACCCGTTTGGGACTACTATTTTACAGCAGAGAGCAGTCAAGGCACTCAATACCAATTACCAAGACGATGTAATGAGTTGAGAAATAAAAAGAAAAATTATCGGTAACACTTACAACTGGATGGATTCGCAAGACGATGTCTTACTTGCCGGAGTATTCTCAAAATCAATTTCAGAAAAAGGAAATAGGATTTGGCATTTGCACGACCATCAATATCAAATTGATGCTAAAGTTGGCAGACCAATTTCTATTTATGAAAAATTAATTAGCTGGGCTGACTTAGGAATTGAAAAGGCAGGGGACACTACTGCTTTGTTTATGGAGAGTAATATTATCAAAGATTGGAACGCAAAAATATTTTCTCACTACCTCAAAGGAGAAATAGACCAACACTCCGTTGCATTGAAATACATAAATATTATTTTGGCAATGAATGATGAAAATGAAAAAGAAGCGTATGCAGAATTTCAAAAGCACATTGACAAAATCGGAAATAAAGAAAAGGTTTTGGAGCAAGGTTATTTCTTTGCAGTCAAAGAAGCGGAACTGTTTGAAGTATCTGCGGTGCTGGATGGCAGCAATGAATTGACACCGACCATTCAGAACGAAGAAGAAAAAGAAAAAACTATTGAGGACACAAAACAAAAAGGAATTAGCTTTGCAAACATTGCAGAAAAAATAAATTTGAGTTAGTAGTGTTGAAAACTTTTTAAAATAAATTTGTATTTCCAAAATAATAATTACCTTTGCATCCATAATTCTTTCCACTCCGCTATTTCGGGGACACTTTTAAAGAAGCCGTCCTCTCGGTAACAAGTCAATAAGAATAGTTTTACTTAACCATTTTAAAAACTTTTTACCATGAAAAAAAATCACTTGTTTATCAAAAAATGCAATTCCAATTCTTTCAAAAGAAGTTTTGCATATCGTAAATTATTCTTAGGAATATTCATTTTAGCATCGGTCATTTGTATTTCTGCAATGTCAGGATATTCATTTGACGGAAGTGAAGGAATGTTAAAATGTGGAGGCGGTGCATCACTCGCCATTCTCACACCGTTTGCAATTCCCGTAAAAAAATCAGAGGAAACTCCCGAACAGTTTGCAGAGCGTTCAATTTCTGAAAAAATTAATTGGATTCAAAAGGCAACCGAAACTTTGGATGGTGAAATGTCAAAACTGAAAACTGATAGTGCTGAATATGAAAAACTAAAATCACTGCACGAAAAGTTTAAGGACTTTGATAAGACGGATTTGAATTTGAAAGAAGAAAAAACTTTCAAGATTCTATTGCAGGAACATACTGATTTAATGGCAAAGATGAAAGCGATGGAAGAAAATCCACAAAAAGAAGTAGGATATAAAACATTCAGAGAAGCGTTGATGGCTGCTTTCTTAGAAAAGAAAAGCGAGATTGACGAAATTGTAAAAAGCGGTATTCAAAAAGCATCCTTGAAGATTATTGTTAAAGCCGCAGCAACAATGACAGAAACGAGTAACACGCTGCCGATTAATCTTACTACGAATACCGGAATTACAACCACAATCAGAAAAAGAGAACTTACCTACTTAGCAAATGTTTCAGTTGGTAGTTTGTCTGGCAATCGGGCATTATGGATTGAGCAGACAGATGAAGAGGGAACTCCGATTATGTTGGCAGAGGGTGCAACAAAAACGCAACTTGATGTTCAACACATTGAAGCAACTGAAAGCGTGAAGAAAATAGCAGTATTCGGAAAAGTTACTACCGAATTGATGGCAGATATTCCACAATTAATTTCATACATTCAAAACAACTTAATGAAGCGTATGGATATAGTTTTGGAAAATCAATTATTTTCAGGGACAGGAGTTGGTGATAATCTGAAAGGTGTAGAAACTTATGCCACTGCCTTTTCCGCTGGTGCTTTGGCTAATGCTATTGCAGATGCAAATGAGTTGGATGTTATGGAAGCAATTGCATTACAAGTAAAATTAGCATTCGGTATTCCAAATGCTCTTTTTATCAACCCATCAACAATGGCAAAAATCAAATTGATTAAGGATTCAACTGGCAGACCTGTTTGGAAAGATTATGTTACTGCCGATGGATTTATGACCATTTCGGGAATGAAAATAATTGAAACAACTGCAAAAGCTGCTGACGACTTCGTTGGTGGCGATATGACTGTTGTAAATGTTTTGAACCGTGAAGACATCGGAATCCAAATCGGATTGGATGGAAACGACTTCACTCAAAACAAAAAGACAATGCTAATGGAGAAACGGCTGGTGCAGTTCGTCAGTGCGAATGACACCGCAGTATTGGTGAAAGGTGATTTCACCACTGCAAAAGCTGCTTTGTTAGCACCATAATTTTTTAAATAATAAACCCCTCTCTTAATCAGGAGGGGTTTTTTTAAATCAAATCAAATGGCAAAAAAGAAAAAAGAAAGTGTGGATGAGGAAGTTAATTTACCGTCTTTTGACTTTTCCGATTCTGCTGAGGTTGTTATCAAATCAAACGGAAAAGGCGGGATGAAGGCAAACAAAACCTATGAAGTTTCTGGACACACCGCAAAGGTGCTGATTAAAAAAGATTTTGCAGAGTTCGTAGAAGTTGTTAAACCGACTAAAAAATAATTTCAAATTATGTTCGCTTTTTTAATTTTAACTTTCGGCAAGTGTTCCAAAATTGCAAATGAATGTTTTAATTGTTTGCAGACGGAAGATGGGGAATGTCTTGAAACGGAATCAGGAGAATGTATTTTATTTTAAAAAACTAAAATTCTATGGGAAAAAAAATATCTGTATTAACAGAAGCACCATCTTCATTGGCTGCTGATTTGTTAGCTATCGTAACGGGTGGAGTTACTAAAAAAATAACCAAAGAAAATTTCAGAGGTTACAAAGTTTATTCAGCACTGATTTCGCAAAGCGGAACGGATGCTCCGACTGTTATAATTCTTGAAAATACCATTGGCGACATTGTATGGACAAGAGATGATATCGGTGCATATTTAGGAACTTTTGCAAATGCCTTTACATTGGACAAAACATTTTACTATGTTCTCGGAAAATTTGTATCTGGATTATCTACCGTAGCACCTATGTTACAAAGAAATGATGTTAATAGCATGAGATTATATTCGTCTGATTATTTTTCTGGTAACGACATAGATGATGTTTTGTCAAATACACCTATTGAAATAAGAGTTTATAATTAATAAGTTTTGCAAGGCACAATAAAAAAATACGAGAAAGATTTTGGTTGGGGATTTATCAATGGTGCTGATGGCAACTCTTATTATTTCCACTGCAAAAATTTAGTTGAAAGATTAGAAAAAGGAGAGCCGATTAGGGAGGGTAAGGTTTGTGAATTTGAAACCGAAGAAAGAGAAAACCAAAAAACAAGGCAACCTCAAATTGTAGCCGTAGATATTATTTTTATATGATTTTACTTGCCACTTCCGATTTTGAAACGGGCAAATTTAAAATTGCCGATGCCGGAAGCAATACTTCAAAGGCAGCCGTTACAACTGCAATTACCCGTTTTGAGAAAACTTATATTCTGAAATTATTTGGAAAGGTTTTGGGTGAAGCAATAATCACTTACATACAAGCAAGTAATCCGACACCAGATGCAAACTTTGATAAGGTCATTGCTTCATTCTTTGAGCAAAACGATAATTTCATTTGCGGAAATAAAGTTTATGAAAGCAGGGGACTAAAAGAATTTTTACAAGCAGCTATTTACTATGAATATCTTTTGGACACGGCAACCACGAACACACAAGCGGGACAAGGAGAAATCAATGCAGAGGTATTGACTAAGACAATTAACACTCAAATCCGACAGGCAGAAAAGATATTCAATGAATATTTAGAAACTATTGAGGCAATACAATGGTGGTGTTCAGATAATTCAACTGACTATCCCGACTTTGCGGGAGAAACTTTTATTGTCCGACAGTCAGCAATTTTTTAGAATGAAAAAACCACGACCCAAAGACCTATCCGATATTCTCAAACCACTCATTGAGGCAATGACTTTTCCTATTAAGTTTGAAGTTGCAAGTTATGATTCAAATATTGACGATGCCAAATTTGCAACGGGCTATAAAATTCTGAAAAACATTTGCGACATTCACCACGCTCAGCCGAATTTTGATATTGTCATTGGTGGAAAAACTTACACCATTGCAGATTATAAATTGGATGGAAATAAATATCGGTTGTATCTAATCGGTGCAGATGCTATCAATGTAACTTCATTTGAACTTTACAAACCCAAATTCCTACACGGGACTGTAATGGCGGTATCTGCTGAAACGGTGGATAATAAAAATGTATCTTTAAAAAGCATTGTCCCTTTTATTTTTCTGATAGAGGAATACAAAGAAACATTTGAGGAAGATTGGAAAAATCCAATTCACCGTGAAAGTCAAGTGCAAATACTTTTTCTAACCGAAGAAGATATTACAGGCAAGGACACGGACACGCTGAAACATAACGCAACCGAGCCAATGAGCCGTTTGTATTGGGACTTTGTGGATATGTTAAGGGAACACCCCGAAGTTTTCTACACAGAAGATTTACGGCACACCGATTTAAAGAAAACAAAATTAGCCGTTTTTGTCAATGGAAAAGGATATGAGAACAAACAATATTTCGGTAATAAGTTTTCAGGGCGAGAGATGCAAACCACTCTAAAAATAAAAAGGGAAGCATCACTTTGCGAGTGTTGAAAAAAAATAGTTTGTAGTTTCAAAAAAAATATTTACTTTTGCTGAAAATAAATTTACCTAACAATTTCTAAAAACAAAAACTATGGCTTGCGGAAAAAAATGTGATTGCAATTTAGGGGTTCAAAATAGCGGTCAGGGATGCCCGACAATTATTGAAGTAATGAAAGCATTTGGCATTATGTATATGAAAGATGGTGCAGGTGCAAATAACTTCATTGATTTGACAACTGCTACTGGAGCATGGGCAGCGTATTTTACTGCACTGATTAATCAGGCAGACAAACGCAAGAGATTGTATTCATACCCCGAAGTGAAAAATGTTGAGGACTTGCGGGACGACCCAGTTATAAAAACTTGGAATGATGACAGTATAAATTTTGTTCGTGATGGAATAAGAAAAGTAAAAATTATTTTCCCTACTGATAATTTCAGTATTCATTTGGTATCACAATTAGAATCTTTGAGATGTGCTGGAAATATTGGTTTGTTTGCATACGAAGCAAACGGAACAATGAGAGGACGAATTTCAGAGGACGGCACAAAACTTTATCCAATCAGAATTGACGAAAAAAGTATTGCGGTAAAATTGGTGAAGCCACAGGACAAAGATGTTCCAATGATTGAAATGACTTTCAATTTCCATTCATCTGAAAAAGATTGCAGCTTGGGTGAAGTAATAAAAGAGGAAATGGACGATATTGAAATTTTGGCTTTTGAGGGACTGATGGATGTGCATTTGAAAACCGTTTCGGTTTCAACTATACAAGCCAAAGTCATTTTGTATAATGATTTCGGAACTTCATTGAACAAAGGACGAATTACGGGACTGCTGGTTGCTGATTTTGTTTCTTCCGATGGTGGAGCTACTTCAAAATTGTATAACAAAACCGATGATGCAGATGTAATTATTACCTCTGTTTCAGAGGTCAATGGCGAATACACTTTGAACTATGCGGCACAAACCGTTGCAGACATTTTGATTATTACTGCAAAGAAAAACGGATTTGATTTCACTGATACAGTAGAAGTTGAAAACGAAGTTGCATAATTAATTTCAAAATTTATTTCCCGCTTGGGAAAAACAAAAGCCCGTAGCAATATGGGCTTTTTTGTTAAATGAAAAAAATGTTAGGACGAATAAAAGACATAGTTAAAAAATGGACTTCAATAAATGAAGAAGATATTTTGCATGGAATTTTTGAAGATAAGAATTTGCAAAAAACTATTTTGGATTTGAATAGGATAGGGCAGTTGTTTGAAAAGGGATTACAGGCAGACGGGACACCGACAGGATATTATTCTGCCGTGAGCGTGAATGTTTATGGGAAAAGGGCTGGACACATTACCCTTTATGACACGGGAGATTTTTATAAGTCATTTTTATTTGTGAATTTGGATGGAGGATTTATGATTTCAGCAGATACCTTAAAAGATGTTTCGGATTTCGTTTCAATGAATCAGGCGGGGAGTGGCGTTAAAATTGATTTGACGGATAGATGGCATCACCCGTTAGGATTAACAAAACAAAGCATTGGTGAGCTTCGCCCTGCGGTCAGGGAGGCAATAATGAAAGCGGTAAGACAAAAATTGGCAGCATGAAGTTAAAGAGATGGAATAAGTTACCCGAACATTGGGAAAATATTGATGCACCCGTATTTATTTGGATGAAAATACACGAAACGAATGATTTATCTTGGTTATTGAAAGAGAAAAAAAAAATAAATGAAGCCGAAACAAAAAAACTTTCAGAAATTTGGGAGAAAATTTATGATGAATTTATTTCTACTTTTGGCTTTTCAGATAGTTTTCAGGCAATAATAAAAAAACGGATATACATTGCACATCGGAAATTGAAAATGATAATTGAAAATGACAGGACTTATTTACCTTTTATCAATAAAGCAAAGGATGAATTAGCGGAACTGATGAAAAGAGTTGGAAATAACAAAGGAGATTTTATGAAAACAAAAGTGGCTATTGAAAGCAAACTGAAATTTCAAATTGACTTACATAAAACATCTATTCGGGAATATTATTCCTACTTACAATCCCTAAAATAAAATGAGTGGCAGAAAGTGAAATAATCAAACACGATGACTTTGCGGAGAAAGGTTTTACGCTCCCAGCAAAAAAAGAAACCGAAGATTTTTATAAGTCGCTTATTGCTATTGAAGAAACTCTGCCCAAGATAGCCAAAGGGTTGCAGTCCGCTTTTGGTGGCAAAACAATTACTTCAATCAAAGAATTACGGGAACTGGAAAAAGCGGAAAAAGATTTGGATGCTATTGAACAAATCCAATTAAAAACCAAAAAGGCAAAAATTGAAATTGAAAAGCAGCAACAAAAAGTTTTACAAGAGCAACAAAAGACAGCACAGCAAAAAATAAAAACCGAAAAGGAGGAGTTGGCTTTAAAGCAAAAATTAGAGGCAGAAACAAAAAAGGCAATCAAACTAAAGCAAGACGAAAGCAATGAATATAAAAAGCAGTCCGCAATACTCAATGATTTACGAAATAAATACAAAGATTTAGCTGCACAAAATAAAGGGAATACGGATGAAGCAAAAAAACTTTTGCAGTCAATTACAACCTTAGACAAAAAACTAAAGGAAATTGATTCTACGGTTGGGCAACATCAAAGAAATGTAGGAAATTATACAGGTGCTTTAAAAGGAACGGAAAAAGCATTAATGGCGATTGAGCGATTAACCGGTATAAACACTTCCCTCCTTCGTGATTTTATTGCATCAACAAAAGTAGCTACCGTTGGACAGCAATTATTTTCAGTCGTAGTTGGTAACTCGGTTGGAGCAATGAAAGCCCTGCGAATTGCATTAGCGGCAACGGGAATAGGTGCAGTTATTTTTTTAATTTATGAATTAGTAAATTCATTTGACATTTTCGGAACGAAGTCCAAAGAAGCCAAAGCAGCAACAGAGGAGTTTAATAAAGAAATGCGGGAATCTGATTCTGTCATTAGCGGATTAAAAATAAAATACGAATTACTTACAGGAGCAATTACCGAAAATGAAGCAGCTATAAAAACACTTGCCTTAGAACACAAAGAAACTCTTGATGAAATTAACCGACAAACCGAAAAACAATTAAATAAAGAGAGGGCTTGGTGGCAGATTTTTTTAAACATAGGAAAATTATCACGAGAAGAAAGTTTGGAAATTCAAAGAAAAGCAAATGAAAAAAGAAAAAAAGAAGAAGAAAAATTAAATGCAGAATTAGCAAACTTAAAAATAGAAAATTCAAAAAAAGATGCTGATTTGGCACGGAAATTTTTGGATGATTATGTTAAAAAGGATACACAAGACAAAGCAGATGCCGTTAAAAGATTAAAGGATTATTATTCGGCAATGGAAGCGGAACAGGAACGGCACAAAAAATTAAGAGAGAGTTCTCAAAAGCAAATGTTGGAACATGAGAGAGAGGAACAGCAAGCTGAATTTGATGAAAAGTTTGGGAATGAGGCGGAACAATTGTTACTTGACAAATCACAAGACGAATCGGAAGAAGCGAGAAAAGACAAACTAAGACGGCAAGAATGGGATGCTGAAAAACAACTTATTGAAGACAAGGAAAATTTGAGAAAACAAGATTTTGAAAACACAATGAAAAATCTTGAATTACTTTCCAATGAATTTGAAAAAGCATTACAAAAGCATTCCGATATTCAGGAGAAATCCGACCAGAGAAAAATTGATATGCGAACCCGCAACATTGAAACCCAACGGCAATTAGCAGCAGACGGGCAAAAAAATATTTTAGCTGAAGAAGAAGCGAGGTTGGTAAAAGCGGAGCAAAAGAAAATTGACAATGAAAGAAAAGCAGCACGGCAAAAGGAAGCGATGGAACTTGCTGAATTATTTTTGAAGCTATCAGTTACCTATGCAGAAAAAGGGGACGGCTCACCCGAAGTAAAAGCACTTATTCACACCCTCGCAGCGAAAGCAATAGCAAAAGGAATATCGGGAAGTTTTGAAGAGGGAACGGAAAATTTGGGTGAAAGAAAAGGGAACGGAGTGGATGGTAAGGGAGGAATGTTAATTGTCGCTCACCCAAATGAAAGAATTGTAACGGCAGAGCAAAATAAAAAGATAGGTGATGTGAGTAATGAGCAACTTGCGGATATGGCTTACAACTTCAAAAATCTTTACTTGCCTCAATTTAATTCTCAAAATGTTTCCTCCACTCAAAAAAGTTTTAATTATCACGATAATAAATTAGCAAGTGTTTTTCAGAGTGAAATTTCTGAATTGAGAAATGAGATAAAGAATAAACCCGTGCAGTCCGTTTCATTGGACGGACTTAGTGAATGGACAGAGGAAATTTCTATTGGAAGAAAAAAAACTATTACTCACCATAAAAGAGAGCGGCTATGGTAGTAACACATTTTTTAAATAAGATAGACGAAGTTACTCCCGTTGCAAAACGGGGAATAGCTATTGAATTGAATTACGACCCCGATGCTCTCACCGATAGCGGACAACTAAAACCGCACTTAAATATTTCCAACTTACGATTTGTCCGTGAAGATATTGCAAAAATCAAAGCGTTAATTGATGCAGGGATAAATGGAACAGGTCCCGGGATAACAGAGGGAGTGCCGTATGACATTGAGTTAATGAATGGAATTACTGGAGAAAAATTTACTCTGAATTTATATTTGGATTTGCTTGACGGTTTGCGAAAGTCAAAAGAGGGAATGATAACCGGAATAAAGCAATACAAAGGACTTGACTGGTTTGATGAGCAAAGCAGGGGGATGAGCTTTGAAAGTATGTATGAAAATGGATTTGCAACTGAATTTCAAAATAAATTCGTTCATGTTCCCTATGTGCTTTCTACCGTTCCGAATTATCGGGAAGCATTTATGGCTTTGTTTATGGCTGTAATGATTGGGATTGAATTGGTGAGAGTGATAAAAGATATTATTGCGGGGATTTTAGATATTTTCCATTGGATTGATTATGTCCATTTAGTTGCGTGTATCATTAAACTTATTTTATTAATAATTTACGCAATAGGATTAATAATTACGCTCACCAATTTAATTGCGGATTTCGTTCTCAATATTATTCAGCCACCAAAATACCTTACAGGGATGCTGGTAGTAGATATGTTGGGAATGGCTTGTGAAAAAATGGGACTGCAATTTGAGAGTGAAACTTGGAAAACTTATCCGTATAATCAGTTAGCGATTTTACCCGAGAAATTTAATTTACCCGACAATGCCGACCAAAATTTTAATGTTATCGGCTCCCTGCACGACCCGATAAAAAACTTCAAAGAAAAATATGACGGTTTGAAAGGGGCTTCAAAAGTTCTTGCCCTTATTGCTAATCCCGCTTTCGTAGGAGCGACATTATTGGCAACAAATTCTAACAACGGATTTTTGAATACGCTTATAAATAATAAACTCAAAGGACACCTAATCCCTCCCGATTATGTAGCAAATCCGAATGACACCCGCAGAGGATATACCAACGGGACACTTTACGATTTATTTATTTTGGCAAAAAAATTATGCAATGGGAAATTCACAATAAAAAACGGAAAACTATATCTCAACAGGAGGGACTGGAATTTATCTACTGAAAACTATATTTTACCCGCAGTCCGTAGGGATTGGGTGGGATATAACAGTGAAGATTTTTTTGCAACTTTTATTTTACGATTTCTCACCGACCACAATGATAAAAATACGGTGGATAAATATAGAGGGACGATTTTACAGGCAACGCAAAC